TTAATCAAATAAAACATTTAATTTTTTCACAGCTTCTTTCTGCATATTAGGTAGAACATGTGAATAAGTATCAAGTGTTATGTTAATAGTTGAATGACCTAATCTTTCACTTACCACTTTTGGATGTACACCTTTAGATAACAGCATTGTAGCATGTGTATGTCTTAGATCGTGAAAGCGGATTTTAGGAAAATCTAATTTTAATACATATTTTCTGAATATATCAGAAATATAATGAGGTGTATAAGGTCTACCATCTTCCCAAGCACATACAAAATTTTCATCTTTATATTCATATCCCATTAATAGTTTAATTTCAAGTTGCTTTTTTCTATGCTCTTTTAACTCTTTAATTGTAATATCCATCATTGCTATAGTACGAGCTGATTTATCAGTTTTAGGTGGTTTAAGTTCATAGTGGTTTCCATCTACTCTTTGCATATTGTGAGTAATAGAAATAAAACCATCTTTAAAGTTAACATTTGACCATTTTAATGCAGATATTTCTCCTCTTCTCATACCAGTGGTAAGTGCTAACATAACGGGTAAAAAAGCAGTAGTCCCACGGATGCCGTTCATAAATTTAGCAGATATTTCGGGTGACCACACTTTCATTTCAGTTTTATTAGCCTTAGGGGCTGTAACTGCATCCGCAGGATTACTATTTATCATTTGCCAATTAACAGCGTGTTTTAATGCCAAATGTAACATTCTATGAACTTTCAACACAGTACCAGAGGTTAATGTCTCTTCAAGTTTAACATAAAGTTTTTGCAAATTTATTGGCTTTAATTTCTCTAGTTTAATATTACCAATATGTTTAATTGCATAATTAGAATACTCCTGGTATCTTTGCAATGTTGAAGGAGCAATTTTAGATTTATAAATATCTAGCCAATATATAAGATATTCCTTTAAATTCATATCGGATGCCTCAAAGTATTCACCTTTATCGAGTTTAGTGATTATTTCTGCTAAGGCTGCTTCACATTCCTTTTTAGTTCTAAAACCACTTTTTGATTTTCTCAACCTTTTATTAGTCAGGGGATCCTTACCCATATCAACAGTATACTCCCAACCACTTCCTCTTTTTCTTACGCTTCCTCTCATAGAAGTTCCTCCTTTAATTCAAAAAATAATAAAAACCCAATACAAAGCTAAAAAGCTTGTATGGGTTTCGTGAAGCCTCTATAATATATTGGATTTCATAAGAATCTCACTTGGGTTTCTGTTTATAATATAGCAAACTAATGTTTGTATGTCAATACAAATTTGATAAATATAGAATTGTATTATTTTTTGCAAGATATACTTAAGAGTTTTATAAATATTATTGATAGTTGTAAAAAAATATGTTTATAATAAAATAAGATATAAATTTAAATTATGAAAAGGTGAGATGGTATGAAAACTCGTGATAAAGACATACGGGATTTTTTACATATTAATATAAAGAATCAATATATTAATGAACCAGGTACAATAGTAGTTGACGAATTAAGTTTATGCCAGGGAAATGCTAGAATAGATATTGCAGTAGTAAATGGATCTATGCACGGGTATGAAATTAAAAGTGAAAGCGATACTCTTGAGAGATTGCCAAATCAAATAAATATATATAATCAAGTTATGGATACTATTACTATAGTAACAGGTCCCAATCATCTAAATAAGGTAAAGGAATTAGTACCAAAGTGGTGGGGAATAACTGTGGCTAAATTAAATTCTAATAATAATATGGAATCCAAAATTATAAGAAAAACTAAACAAAACCCTAATGTAAATGCAATGGCTTTAGCACAATTACTTTGGAGGGATGAAGCTATTCAAATACTTGAGGAAGTTAATTTGATTAAGGGATATAAAGGGAAATCAAGAAGGGTATTGAGGGAAAGACTTGCCAATAGTCTCTCCCTTGAAGAAACAAAATATTATGTTAGAAGACAACTTAAAAGTAGGAAAGATTGGAGAGCTGATCAACTATAAATTCAATGTGGTGATTGGTGCCAACCCGTCTCCAGGTTTCTGCGTTTCCTGTAGAAGCATTTCCAAGTGCACAGTTATTAATATAATCATCACCCCAGCTAAAAGTAGGACCACAGTAATGGGAAGAGTCTACTACCTGTTTACACATGGGTTGCATTTGGGCAAACCCATTGTTACGGGTATTAACACCCTTGTATACTAAAAAACTATTATCGGTTGTATATCTTATGTTTCCACTCATATTCATTACTCTTGGGTCTACATCGGAAAGCTCAGGATTTGCTATACAGTAATCGCCATATTGAATTGTTATAGGTAAACTATTAGAAGAATTAAGATTCTGCCATAAAGTAAATTCTGTTCTTGGTATTTGTGCATGCGAGTTTTTTGAAATTGATGATAAATTAATAGGGAAACCTGTTCCGCAGAGAGCAATACTCATCCAAGAATTTAAGTTTAACAAGTTACTTAAAAACATTGGTATAATTACTTGATATAGAGAAAGATTATTAGAGGATATTTCCTTCAAATCTATAATTAGATGACATTGGGTACTGTTTATATTTAATTTGTTTAGAAGAGCAGTCAACGATTGATTTATTCCAGTGAAGTCATCGGTTTCTACCCTAATACATAATTCATTTACTTTGCCATCTTGTATTAAATTAGATATTGACTGGATATATCCTTGACTTCTGTCTAGCCCAACTACTGGAGCAATATTTAAATTGTATGTTGTTGCTTCAGTGATAATATGATCAATAGGATGTTTTCCATTACTAAGAAGACCATCTCCTTCGATCCAACATAAATCTAAAAAGAATTTATTAGTCCCCCAATGATTGCTTACTTGGCTACAAAAATCAGCGATATGCGCATCAATTGTTTTCTTAGGAGTGTTATTAACCCAATCATAATCAATAGGCGGTATTTCAATTAAAGGTATTATCCTTGATTTACTTGCTTGGGATAGATTTTCTAATGCTATTTGTTCACCTCTTTTCCATTTTAAAATGGGCACATAATAATTTTGATTTTCCATGATTAAACGCCTCTATTTTTAATATATTATAAGTTAAAAAAACTTATTTTCATATTTATATAAAGGGCAGGTGCTCAAAGGCTCTCTTAATGGTGGTTATATTATAAATTAGTATATTATTTTATTTATTTTGACATTTTTCATCATAATACAAATATAGAAAATTTTTCTGAAAAGGGTTCAAAAAATACTCAAATCTTTAAATTTGAGTTCTAATAATTCTATTGGTAGATCTTCTGCTGTAGATATCTGATTCAAAGTAAGATTTGGATACTCCTGCAATAATTCATCATCAATTATTAATTCTGCTGCAAATAAATTAGCTTCCTTTTCATATTTATTTATATTTAGGAAAGTATACTCTTTTAAAAATGTAGAATTTAATTTTGAATGCAATATAGCATGTCCAAGCTCGTGTGCACAAACAATAATTCTTCTTTTAGAAGAGAGATTGAAATTAATATATATAAATTTTTCTCTCTTCTCATACTGATATAATCCATTTACTTCTTCAGGAAAGTCCCAAAATAAAACTTGTATCTTAAGAAAACCTGCTAAATCAAATGGATCATTGGTTTTATATTTTCTAATTAATTTATTTATTTCTTTTTTAATTATTTTTCTCAATATAAACTCCCCCCCAGTCCACCAACCATTAGCCCTAATTTATATTAATATTATTCATTATCTTTTCTATACTTTTTAGGAGTATATTTCTTATTAATTACCTTTGCCTGTCTCATTCCAAATTCAAGAGCATCTATTATACTCTGAACTGCTTCTTCAGAAACTGGATTACCAGAAAGCATTAATCCTTCTTGGTTTTCCAAAAACCCCTTTTTTATCTCGGCAACTCTTTTTTCTATATCTTTCTCATCTTTTTCATTTAATTTCAAATTATGATTTTTATTTAATTTACTGTCATCAGTAGATAAATTATCCGGGTGATTTTTTATATCTGTTGTTCCAAGTAGATAATCAGTAGAACAATTAAACATATTAGCAAGTTGTTTTAAAATTGAGGGCTCAGGAATGTTTTCACCACGTTCCCATTTACTAACAGACTGCTTTGTAACATGTAAAATATTGCCCAATTTTTCTTGCGTTAGATTTAAATTTAACCTTAAATCTTTTATTCTATTTCCTGTAATATTTTCCATGATTTCACCTCTTTTATTCTTAATTATATTATAACTTAAAAGGTGACAAAATAAATTAAAGTCGCTTTTAAATATACTTTTTCTATTTTTTAAGCATAAATTTATTAAATTTGATTAAAATACTATTGACAGTCAACTTTAAAGCTACTACAATAGAATTATAATAAGTCAACTTAAAAGTTACATAAGGAGGCGAAAATATGGCAAATGTAATTAAAGCATTCAGAATACTAAAAGGATTAAATCAAGAGGAAACTGCTAAATTAATGGGTATGGGTATTGCAAATTATAATACAAAGGAAAATAACCCTGATTTATTTACAGTTGCAGAAGTTAAAAAGTTGACTTCAATCCTAAATGTTCCACACAATATTTTTTTTGACAGTGAGGTCAACCTAAAGGTTACTATTTAGTTTATGCAGTTTTAAAAAATTTTAAGTGAAGAAAGGGATGGAAAGTGATGAACAAATTGCAAGTTAAACAACCAACATTAGACAGTAGAGAAGTAGCTGAGATGATGGGGATTGAACATTACAAGATTTTAAGAAAGTTAGAAGGCGGTAAAGACAGAAAAGGATATATTGAAATTTTAACTGACTCCCAAATGGGTGTGAGTGATTACTTCATAAAATCATCTTACAAAGATGAAAGTGGTAAAGAGAATCCTTGTTACTTATTCACTAAAATGGGCTGCGAGTTTATAGCAAATAAATTTACGGGAGAAAAAGGTATTTTATTTACCGCAAAATATGTAAAAAGATTTAATGAAATGGAAGGGTATATTACCAATAGTAAAGCTTTAAATTGTTTTAAAGCAGAGTTAACAACTTTAATAGACGGCATGGTATCTCAAAAGATTGATGCAATAGAAGAAAAATGTTCCCATTACTATCGACCTACTAGCTTTGAAAAGCAGAATATAAGCCAATATATTAAGAAAAGACTTGGCATAGATAAAGCAGATGAGGAATATGAACTTGTTAAGCAAAGGGTTCTTATAAAATTAAATGCTACCAAATGGGAAGACATACCTGTTGAAGTATTAAGAGATTCATTGAATGTAATTGATGAAAGTATAAGAGTTATAAAGGCTGATAGAGTAACTGACCAAATCTCATTATTTGATATAGCTTGTACTAAATAAGGAGGTAACAGATTGAGTGAAATAAAACTAACTGTTACACAAGAGAAAAGACAAGAAACTATAGATAAAATATTAAAGCTTGTAGAAACAGAATTTCAAGGAGTAGAAGTTACAGCAATATTTACTAAAGTGCTATTGGAAGAAACTATAAAAACATTAGAAGAGAGGTGTTATCTAGCACCATTAAAAGACATAAATAAATAATTTAATATTGGGTTTCGTGGAACAGGGAGATGCAGGGGCGCTAAACAATAGGAGGGTTTCTATGAAAGATAATTTTAACGAAATGGAAGAGTTTAGATGTCCTACATGTAATAAACTATTTTTTAAATATAGACTTAAAGGCAGTTTAATAGTGCAAGTTAAATGTACCAGATGTGCAAATGTAACTAACTTGATAGTAAACAAAAATAACTAGAGATGAGGTGAATATTTTGAAATCCTATAAGACTTCTGAAGTATCTCTGATACTGGATTGTACAATAGCAACAGTGAAATCGGAAATTCAGAAAGGTAGGCTAAAAGCTTTCAAAGTTGGAGCTGAATATCGTATATCTGAGCAGTCATTGGAAGATTACATGGGAGTTATAGTAAATGGTTATAAAACAGAAAATGAAATAAAACTTGAAGAAGAAAATGCAAAACTAAGGGAGCAGCTTGAAAAATCTCATAAAAAGTTGTTAAGCATTACAGCAGTTATTACCGGAACTGAAATAGCCTAAATATATAGAGGTGATTAAAGTGATGAAGTTTATAATTCCAGACGATACCAATAAAATCAAAAGACAAATCAATTTACTTAAATGGCAAATTGAAAATGATACTAGAGAAAAAGATGTAAAAATTCATACCGTAGCGTTAAACAAACTTCAAGGAGAATTATTATTCAGACAATACTTAGAATTGCAAAGTGAAGAATATAAGAAAGATCTGATTGGCTATGAACATTTTGAACAACCCGACCATGACTTAATAATAAAAGTTAACTTCACTTGGGGTTGGTTAAGAGTTTATAGAACTAAAGGTGGAAGTATTGAATGGTATTAATACAAAAGCTAACAGGCTGAAAAGCCTAAGTTTTTTTAAAAGCTAAAAATCAAACTTCTTCCCATTATATTCTATGCAAGGTAAATGAGAATGATGACAAGGAGGTTACCATGAATATAAAAATTTTAAATAAATATATGAAATCATGCAAGGATATCGGAGTAGAGCCTACTTGGGAAGGGCTTAGAAAATTCAAAAATATATTTAAGGAGGTATAAAGATGAATGCAATTAAGTTAAAAAAATTAACCCTAAAAAACTTTAAAGGTATAAAGGATTTATCTTTGGACTTTGACAAAACAACCAATATTTACGGAGACAATGGCACTGGTAAGACAACTATCTTTGATGCATTTACATGGCTGCTATTTGATAAAGATAGTCAGGATAGAATTGTAGGAGATAAGGAAAGTAATTTTCAAATAAAAACCTATGACAGCACTGGAACAATCCTTCATGGATTAGAGCATAGTGTAACTGGATGCATAAATGTTAATGGAAAGGATTTAGTTTTTTCAAAAACTTATAAAGAAAAATGGACTAAAAAGAAAGGCGAGGCTGATAGGCAGCTAACAGGACATGAAACGCTCTATTATATCAATGAGGTTCCCTCAAAGCAATCTGAGTATAAGGCAAAAATAAACGGAATTATTGATGAGAGCCTTTTTAAACTGATAAGCAATCCAACATATTTTAGCATGAATCTGAAATGGCAGGATAGAAGAAAAACTATTTTAGATATTATTGGAGACATTGATTGCAATGATGTTATTGATTATAACTCAGAGCTGAAGCCACTTATATCAGCATTGAATGATACTGATATTGATACTCTGAAAAAATCAATTGCAGCTAGAAAAAGAAAACTTAATGATGATATAAAATCACTACCTTTCCGAATTGATGAGTGCAATAACTCAATTGTAGATATTAATTTTGATTTATTGCAGAATAGGAAACCAATTATAGTATCTTCAATTAAGTCTCTGGAGGAACAATTAATTGATAAATCAAAAATCAATGATGAATATCTAAATGAAAAGGATAAAGTTTATGAACTTAAGGATAAATTAAGATCTATTGAGTATGAAGCAAAGAGTGCTGCACAACTTCCAATTAAAAAGTTATATGAGGAGCTTAGTATATGCGAACGTGAAATTTCCAAGAATGAAAGCATGGTCAGCAGGCTAACAAATAACATTCAGATTATGAATACAGATATAGTAAGTATTGATAAACAGCTTCAAGAGCTAAGAGATAAGTGGGGTGTTATAAATAAGAAAACATTAATTATACCAGAAGATGAATTCATATGCCCCACTTGCAGAAGACCTTTTGAAGCAGCAGATATTGAAGCTAAAAAGCAAGAATTCCAGGAGAATTTCAACCAAAGCAAAGCCAAAAAACTTGCAGATATTAATTCTATAGGTAAAGCTAAAAAATCCAAGATGGAAGATATTAAGATGGAGCTTGATAAATCAAACCAGGACTTAGAAATTTATAATTCAAAATTGGCTGAATTGTATAATAAAAAAGCTGATTTGCAGGGGAAAATTAATAATTTTACTCCGGAAGTGAACCTGGAAGCTAATGAGGAATATCAGCGAATTGAGTCGCAGGTGACTGAACTTGAAGCAAAATTAGCAGAGCCAATTGATAGCAATAGCTTAGTAGAAGATATTAGGGCAAGAAAGTCAAACTTAGAACGTGAACTTGAAAAAATTAATCATGATTTAGGCCTAAAAGAGCAAAACGAAAAGCTAAAGGCAAGAATTGCAGAACTTACAGGGCAGGAAAAGAAACTAGCTCAGCAGATAGCAGAATTGGAAGGCCAGGATTTCTTATGCGATAAGTTCATAAAAACTAAGGTGGAATTATTAGAAAGCAGCATAAATTCTAAATTTAAATATGTAAGTTTCAAGTTATTTAACACATTAGTAAATGGAGCTGTGGAGGAATGCTGCGAAGCACTGATTAATGGAGTACCTTTCTCCAATGCAAATAAAGCAAGCCAAATAAATGCAGGTTTGGATATCATAAATGCTTTATGTAACCATTATAAAGTTGAAGCCCCAATTTTCATTGATAATAGAGAGAGCATTAATGAAATTCTTAACTGCGATTCACAAATCATAAACTTGGTTGTAAGCCAAGACAAAAAATTAAGAATATCAAGTATTGAAGGTGAGGTAGCTTGATAAAAATTAATCAAATATCTAAAGAAGTTCAGCAACACAGTTGTGATAATTGCAATAGAGAAATGCCTTTTATCTTAAAATATAGTTTCTGTAATAGCCAAGGTAAGGAATATATCCAATTACATTTATGTGAGGATTGTGCTAATGCAGTTGCAAATTTATTCTATACATCAATGGAAGAGGGCAAGTCATTTAAATATGATATGGATGAAATAACAGAGCTTAAGGAGGAAAAGTAGATGGCAACTAATTTAATGGAAATTGAAAACAAATTTAGTGTAAATGGAGAAGAGGTAAAGCTAACAGGGAGTATAGTAAAAAATTATCTAACAAGGGGCAATGATTCAGTGTCAGATCAAGAAGTTGTAATGTTTATAAATTTATGCAGATACCAAAAGCTAAATCCATTCTTGAATGAAGCTTATTTGGTTAAATTTAAAGGTTCATCGGCACAGATAATTACTTCCAAAGAAGCCTACATGAAGAAAGCTGAAAGAAATGAAGATTATGAAGGATTCAAAGCAGGGCTAATTGTACAAAGGAACAATGAAGTAACTGAAATCGAAGGTTCATTTGCATTAAAAACAGATATAGTATTGGGAGGCTGGGCAGAAGTTTATAAGAAAAATAGAAAATTCCCTTACGTTGCTAAGGTAAACCTAGATGAATATAACAAAGGACAAAGCACCTGGAACCAAAAGCCTAAAACAATGATAAGAAAGGTGGCTATAGTTCAGGCATTAAGAGAAGCTTTCCCTGAAGATTTAGGTGCCTTATATACCGAGGAAGAACAAACACAAGTAAGCAATGTTTCTTATGAAGTAAAAGATGAGATAAACAAGAAGGCAAATACTAAAGTAATAGACATCCAACCGGAGCCTGTAAATACACTAGAGCCTAAAAAGATTAATGATCCAAAGCCAGCGCATACAAAAGTACAACAGCAAAACATTGAAGGACCATCATTTTAATGAAACTAAAAGTGTTGGCCAGTGGAAGCTCAGGTAATTGCTATCTGCTTAAAGGCAAAGATGAAACACTGATCATTGAGTGTGGGATAAGGTACAAAGATATTTTAAAAGGCTTGGATTTTAACTTGAATAATATTGTAGGATGTTTGGTTAGCCATGAACATAAAGACCATTCTAAGGCTATCTCAGACATTATAAAAGCAGGCATTGATATTTATACAAGCGAAGGCACTGCATTAGCTTGTGCAGCATTTGAATATCGAGTTAAGCATATAAAAAGTGAGCAGCAATTTAGATTAGGCAATTTTACAATTCTACCTTTTGAGACACAGCATGATGCAAAAGAACCATTAGGGTTTCTAATTCAGCATCCAGAAATGGGTAAGATGATATTTGCTACAGACACATATTATATTCAATATAAATTTTCTGGATTAAATCACATCTTAGTTGAGTGCAATTATGAAAATGGGATACTGGCTGAAAATATAGAGCAAGGCATAATACCGATAAGCTTGAGAAATAGACTTTTAAAATCTCACTTTAGCTTATCAAATGTAAAAGATTTTTTAAAGGCTTCAGAATTGGAGGCAGTAAGAAATATAATGCTGATCCATTTGTCAGGTAACAACAGTAATTCAGCTTTATTTAAAGATGAGGTTGAAAAGACTACAGGTAAGCCTGTATATATTGCAACACCAGGATTAGAAATAGAATTAGGGAGGTGAGAATGATGCCAGATTTATTGAATCAGCAAGATGAGTTTATAGCAATGCTAGACCAATATGGTAAAGCCTATAAAAATCTAGGGAATGGCTTAATTATAGTAGCATGTGACCAAATGCTTAACATTAGACAATATCATTCAGATGGTTTCTACTTAAGTTCATGGGTAAAGGTAAATGATTTTAAAGAAAAACTTGAAGAACTTTTAAAGTAAAATGGACCCTCGCCAAAGGGTCCATCCTAAAGATTAGTTGAGTACTTAATTGTACCGGTGATGGGTACTTTGCCGAGTACCCATCACCATTATATCACGGAGTATAAAACCTTATATAAGCCTATTTTATATTCCACCATTATTTATTCTATGCAAGTAATAGAATTTTATACCAAGGGAGATGGAAATTATGGAGTTGCACCACGTTAAAACTCAAGTAGAATATACACTTCAAAATTATCCGGAAACAAGAAATAATGATAAGTTGCTCCAAGTAATTGTTCTTAAAAATTTCTATGGAGTAGAAAGTATAGATGACATATTAGAACCCAAAATACCTTCACTTGAGAGCATAAGAAGATGCAGGCAGAAGTTTCAAAGCGAAGGAAAGTATGAAAGCAATAAAAAAATTAAAGAAGCAAGGCAGGAGATGGAAGAGACATATAGACAATTTTCTGCAACTAAGGAGTGATATTATTGGCAGAAATTAAATGGATTAAAATTACAACAAATATGTTTGATGATGAAAAGATAAAGCTTATAGATGCAATGCCGGAGAGGGACACAATTTTCTATATTTGGATAAGGCTATTAGTTCAAGCAGGGAAGACAAATGCAGCAGGATATATTTTCTTGAATGAAAATGTTCCTTACACTGAAGAAATGCTTTCTACGATTTTCAATAGGCAAATAAATTCAGTGAGGTTGGCCCTACAGACTTTAAATAATTTTGGGATGATACAAATATCGGAGGATCACTTAATCAGAATAACAAATTGGGAGAAACACCAGAATATAGAGGGCATGGAAAAAGTCAGGGAGCAAACTAAACAAAGAGTTGCAAAACATAGGGCAAAGCAAAAAGCTTTGATGGAACCAGCTAAAAGTGAAATCTGTAACGTTACATCATGTTACAGTAACGCTCTAGAAGTAGAAGGAGAAGTAGATATAGAAGTAGATACAGATACTACTACTGCTACTACTGAAAAGGATAATCCAAATTTTGTAGATTTCTTTAATAATAATTTTCATATGATAACAAAGTATGAGCTAGAAACGTTAAGGGGCTATCAGGAAGATGGAATAGAACCTGCAGCTATAACCTTGGCATTACAACAAGCAGTTGAAGCAAATATAAGGGATATTCGGTATGCTAAAAAAATACTTAATCGTTGGCTAGACCATAATATTTTTACAGTTAATGCTGTCAAAGCAGATAAGGCCGAGTGGGACAGAAAGAAAAATCCATCAAAAGACATAAAGGAAGGTAATGTTAATGGAAGCAGTAAACAATCTTCTAAACCAGGAGTCGATGAATCTGGCATTGGGTTCCACTTCTAATCCAGGTATTCAAAAATGTAAAGTATGTGGGGAACCAACAGGATTAGAAATAATTTTGCTCGGTAATAAACTTATAGTACCTAGAATGTGTAAGTGTAAGAGAGTGGCAGCAGAGGAAGAGGAAAGAAAGTCAAAGGCTATGGAAAAGCAAATACGGTTACAACAGATATTTAATAATAGCCTAATGACTAAAGAGTTTAGAGAATGCTTATTTGAGAAGTGGGATCACAGTTTAGGAAATAAAAAAATGTATGATTTAGGAATTAATTACACAGGACATTTTAAAGAAGTTAAGGAAAAGAACTTAGGTCTATTAATATACGGAACACCCGGCAACGGTAAGACATTTCTTTCAGGGTGTATAGCAAATGCATTAATAAAAGAGTTTATACCAGTGGTTTGTATATCTGCAATAGGCATCTTAGATAGAATTAAGGATAGCTTTGGAAAATATGGAGATGAAGGAATTCAGAGTATATTAAATTGTTTAGATAATGCAGAGCTACTGATAATTGATGACTTAGGAACTGAAAATAATACACCTTGGTCAAGGGCAACAATGTATCAAATAATAGATACAAGGTATAGAAAGAAAAAGCCTTTAATAGTAACTTCCAATCTTACAATGCAGCAACTTAAAAAAAGGTATGACGAAGATTGTGAAAATGGAAAAGGCAGAACTTATGACAGACTTGTTAATGAAATGTGTACCCCAATAGAGAATCTAGCACCTAGCATAAGAGTCCAAAAAGGAAAAGAGAAAACTAAAGTGTTAGGTCAAATATTAAATATTAGGAGGAGAAGTTATGAAGAGTACAGGAATAGTTAGAAAGATAGATGGGTTAGGAAGAATAGTTCTTCCTATGGAGTTAAGAAAAACTTTGAATATAGATGTTAAGGATCCACTTGAAATATATGTTGATGGAGAGCAAATAATCCTTAAAAAATATCAACCAGATTGTTTATTCTGCGGTAGTGCAAATGATGTGAAAAATTATAAAGGTAAGAATATATGCAGTAAATGCATCAAGGAGCTAAAGGAAGGTAAGTAAATGAAACTCATGATTTTAAGCCATAATGATAGATTAAAGCAAGACAATAATAAGTGGAGTTGGGCAGATATAGGAATAAAGCATATAGAAGAATCCGATGAACTTTTAGAGGCTATAGCTGAAGAAGATATGCGTCATATAGCTGAAGAAGTATTAGATGAAATTCAAGTATGTGTTGGAATATTGGACAAGCTTGAACGTGAAGGTATAAATATAGAGCAAATATTCCTAAGACACAACGAGAAGTTAGTCAATAGGGAATGGAAAGGTAAAGGAGTGGTGAAGATCCAATGGCAGAGGAATGTACAATCTGTGGAAGACCATATCATGAGGAGCACCACATAGTATTTAGGGGGCAGCAGGCAGCCATGATAAGCTGCCCTTACAATAAAATTGATTTATGCTACGAGTGTCATAAAGGCAATAATGGTCCACACATGAATAAATCAATTGATATTAAGTATAAAGTGAAGCTTCAGGAGAAACTATTTGAATTGTTTTCAGAGAAAGAAATTTATACTCAAGATGAAATAAAAGCTATATTAAAAATTCCTAAGAGGCACGTATGGATGTTAATAAAGGTACTTCCACTTAAGGTTAACGGTTCTACTCTAGGCTACACAAAAGAGGATATTATAAGACAAGCAATGGGAGGAAGGCTGTATGGCTAAGAATCCAGGAAAAGCTTTTGAAGAAGATACTAAAAAATCAGTTCCAGATTGGTGCTGGATATATAGATTCAAAGATGGAACAGCAAATTTTGCAGGAGAGAAGAATCAGAATGTGAGGTTTCAAGCCCATAATATATGTGATTTCATGATAATGGCAAATGAAAGATTATATCTATTAGAGTTAAAGTCACATAAAGGAGCCAGTATACCATTTAGTTGCATAAGACCAAAACAATTAGAGGAAATGGCTGAAATAACTTATCCAAACATTACAGCATTTTTCTTGCTTAACTTTAGAGATATAGAAAGGACATATGCTGTAAGAGCTGGAGAGTTAAGAAAATTTATTGAAACCACGGATAGAAAATCAGTACCTATTCAATGGTGCAAAGACCAGGGTATAGAAATTTTGGGTGAAAAGAAAAGGACCAGGTTTAGATATGATCTTGAATCATTACTAAAGCTCTAAATATAAAAAATCAAAAATAGTAACTGAATTACAAGATTGTGTATAAGTACTTTGAAATTTGCACAATCCTTGTAATTCAAAGGGGGTAAAGGTATGGCCAAAAGGAGAACTCAGGAACGTGGGTATATAGAATCAATAGAAGGCCAATTGACAATATGGGATGTTCAAATAACAAAAAAACCTGCTCCGGTAACAAAAACAGAGGAATTAATAACAAAAAATAAGGTAAAGGATACAGAAGAAGTTAATTTTGTAACGGAAATGCAAGGCAAAGTAATAGATAAATATAAAAACTCTTCAGGGCTAAATAGGATAATAAGGTACTGTGGTGGAGGTGTAGGGATAGAACTTAATTCGGGGAACGGTTTTAGAACTATATATATTAACAGCAAGGGCAAAGAAGAGTTTGAGTTTAGTAAAAAATCAGCGGTACTTCCTATGGATCAGATTTTATATTATAAGGATTTATTAGAAACTAATGATTTTCAGCAAGAAAAACTAAAGGATCTTCAGAAGAAATTAAAACCACAAAATATAATAATGCGTAAAGGTGATGAAAATATCATTATAGAGCTTGAACATAAAGTTATTAGCATTATTCCTAAAGGATGGGTTTTAGAATTCCAGGAATGTAAGGCTATATATACAGAAGATGAAGTTATAAAAGAACCTAAAGAAGTGATTGATATAGAAGCCATGAGGAAAAGTATTAAGGTGGGAGATTGGGTAGAAACAACACATGGGAATAGGAAAATTACAGGAGAGATATATAGAGTGTATGGACCAGATAACATGACTTTAAATATTATTTTTGATAATGGGACAAAGCATACAGCTATATCAAGACTATGTGTTTTAAGAAGAATAAGTTAATAAGGTGATGGTATACAGAAAAACTTATTATCATCCATAAAAAGCAATTGTTAGGAGGTAGCTATGGATAAGCCGGAAGAATTATACCTGGAAGATGCTAATAACTTTGTAGATATTGTGGGCAGGTTCAAATATTTGCAGGATAACGATTATACTACAGCTTATAAACTCCATAAAGATGCATTAGCACAGTATGATAGATGGAGCCAGATATATTTTGAAGTAAGAAGAGCAGAAATAGGGAAGAGAAAGGATCCTCCATGGAAAGACAGAGTTGAGGACATAATGAGAATCTTAAATAATATCTATACCTCAAGTCGTATGGTATGGAATAAGTCAAAAGATGATTTAAATGAGGGTAAATATTAATGAGGTGTCCTATGAAAATAATTGTAATGAAGTGTTCTATTAATGGAACTTGGTATAAGGATAAGATTGGTAAAACCTATAACGTCTGCAGTAGCAATGATAAGTCTTATACGATAATAGATAAAAACAGCACTAGAAGAATAGTTAAGGCAGATTGTGAGGTAATAGAGAAATAGGAGGATATAAAAATGTTGGTAGTTGAAGTCATTCCTTTCCGTAGCTTTAAAGAGAGACTTCAATTAGTTAAAAGGTATATAGGTAAGGCTAAAATAATAATTTACGATACCTATGTTTACATTGAAAGGATTGAAAGGATAGAAGGCAAAGTTAATGAGTAAAGTTTTAATAATGATGTTGATTCTAATAATTCTCATAATAACATATTCACTCTGTGTTGCAACCCAAAGATGGGATCAGCAGCCAGAGGAGTGCAAATATAACATTTTAGAAGGTTGTAAAGGCAAGTGCTGCAAGAATTGTGAACTGGAGGGTATGTGTAAATTAGCTTGCAGAGATGATTCTGAAAATTGCGGCGGTAGAGTTAACTATTGACGGAGGTGGAATATGGATTATATTAAAGAAGCAGAAAATTACTTAAGAAATTATAATGATTTGGTAGATTCAGTTGATAACCTTAAGAATGAAATATATGAGATAAATGCAGATTTAACTAGCATTAAAAATATTGACTATTCGGGTATGCCGCATGGCTCCGGAGGTGCACTGCCTGATGATAAATTAATCAATAAACTCTATAGGAAACAGAAAGCAGAGGAAGAGCTTAAAAAAACATTAATAGCAATAAACAGAATAGATTGTGTACTGAAGAAATTATCTGAGGGTGAAGACAATAAAAAGTATGAAAAAATCTTGAGACTATATTATATAGAAGGTGCAAGAGGACAAGCATTGGAAGAGGCATTGGAATGTTCAGAGAGGCATTGCTATAGGCTTAAAGGAATTGCTATAAGAAGATTAGCAGTTCAGCTATTTGGCATAAAAGGTTTGGGGGAATAAATACTAGGAGCTTCGGCTCCTGAAATTTATGTGAATTTGAAAGGGGTTTATATGAAAAATTATAAATGTGCTTTGGAAATTATGAAGCAAGAATTAAACAATAAATATGTTTCTCCAGAGATAAAATATGCCTTTGAAGCATCCATAGAAGCATTAGAAAAGCAAATACCAAAGCAACCAGTAGAGAATTTTTATGATAACCATGGGAAAAATGGCTATGACGAGGGGTACACTTATAGCTGCCCCTGCTGTGATAATGAAATCGGTAGATACTCAAAAATACAGGAAGATTGGTTGTGGAAAACAAACTGTTGCCCTGAATGTGGGCAGAAATTGAAATGGGATTGTTTCTTATAACAAGGAGGCAAAGATTATGGCAAATAAGAAAGTAAGAAAAGTTGAAAAATGTAGTTATTGTGGAAAAGAATCAGACAAGCTAATTAAAGTTGGACCAAAATTAAGGTATTGTGATTACAAAAATTGCTATGCAAAAGATTGCTTAAAAAAACATCCTGGTACACCCCTAGCAGAAATGATTGCCAAGATGTACCCAGAAGCAGTAGAAAAATAGTTCACATTTCAAAATTTTAGAAAGGCAGGAATGATTAAATGAAAAAGTTGACTATGTACAAAATTAATGATGGCCTTGACGGAGTTATTTTAGCTAAAAGCTTGAAACAAGCCATAAAAATGTTAGCTCCATACTATGGATATACAGTTAAAGATTTTATAGACAGCATTAAAAAATGTGATAAAGATTATAGTTATGATGACGATTGGATATTAACAAATGTTGATAAGGTAGCTAAAAAAGGTCGAAATAGAAGATCTAAGATGCTTGGCTGGACTGAATAAATATCAAATTGTTTATATATAGCGATAAAACGATAACTAGACATTTCAAATATATGGTGAAGGAGGACACAGGTATATGAGTAAATCAAAGCAATTAGTAGGAAGAGTAAAAAGTAATCCTAGCAAATACTGGCGAGGAGTAGAAGGATTAACTCTAATAGTTTTTAAAATTGAAGAAGATAGTGAAAGATTATTGGTTATTAGACCTATAGAAGTAGAAGAGATGGAACGTTTTTATAGGATAAGCTATGAAAAATCTATGAAAGAAATGATATCACATGATTATGACTATTGTATATGGTATTTGCTTGATGAAGATTGCGAATTAATTTGTGAGATAAATATAAATGATTTAGAAGATATTAGAGAACTTACAGAAGATGATATTAAAGAGCATAACAAAAATTTAGAGGAATTTAAGAGAATCCATAAAGTTTGTGAACGTTAAAAGAAATTTGAAGAAGAAGATAAATCTAAAATAGCTCCAATAGTACGCAAATATCAAAGATGGATGTCAGTTTTATGTCCTTGCAATGACTAAATAATGTATGCTATAATTATACTGTAAATTTATATTTAGATATAGCGAGAGGTTTGCAGCGTGATCTGCTACCTCTCTTTTATTTTACAGTGAATGAGTAGGAATATGCTAATAACCGAACAAAGTTCCAAGAGGCATCAGTTTAAAAAGCTGGTGTCTCTTTTTAGTTATAGGGGAAGGGAGGGAGAAGGGTGAAGATTGGTGAAATTCTTGGGGAAAATCAAGCGGAAGTATATAAGAAACTTAATAAGAATATCAAGAAACGAAGGGGAAGGAGAGGGAAACATTCAAAGAATAGAGAACTCTCCTTCTCTGATTTTGAAAATATGATGAAGCATGACAGTTATTATAGAGGAAAAGGTGGAGCTATTAAACAGAAGAAATATTAGAAAAATATAAAAAAAGTAATAATAATAAATATGACAAACTTTTAATAAAGTTCTTAAAACCTTAAAAATAAATTTAACCATACATGCCAACATATTTGATGATATTGATGATAAAAAATATGGAGTAATAATGAGGTTACATTTAACTGATGGTGAAATTATATATGATGGAAAACTAAGGAAATATGAAAACACTAATAATTTTGATGATATTCATATTATGTTAAGTGAATATATAAAGTACAAAAATCAACTTGATGATAGCGTAAAGGTAATAGATGATTTTAGTGAAGATAATACAGCATGGGTTGTTTTAAGGGCAAAGGATATAAAAGTGATTGAAGTTTTTTATGATGAAAGAAGTGAAAATGTAGAAAAGAAATTTGTTCTACAAAATAAAGAAATAGAAGAATCACAAAACAAAGAAATAAAAGAGTCTAAAAAAAATTAGACTCTTTTTCTATTACCAAAATAAACGAATAAGCACTTAGCGACGAGGTGGTGGTATGGCAAGAGCTAGAAGCCCTAATAGGGATAAAGCATTTGAAATATATAAAGAAAATGAAGGAAATATTACAAATAGGGAAATAGCTAAAATTTTAAATGAAGATGAAAAAGTCATAGCAGTTTGGAAAAGCAGAGATAAATGGAATAAGAAAAGAAATGTTGTACAACAATCAAATAAAAGTTGTACAACAAAAGAAAAACGCAATAAAGGTGGTCAGCCTAATAATAAAAATGCAGTAGGCCATGGAGCACCAGTAAAAAATAAGAATGCTGAAACCCATGGCTTTTTCTCTAAGTATCTTCCGAAGGATACATTAGATATTATTCAAGAGATAGAAACAAAAACTCCTTTGGATATGCTTTGGGACCAGATAACTATCCAGTATGCTGCAATAATAAGGGCTCAAAAAATAATGCATGTAACAGAAAAAGAAGAAATGATTAAGGAGCTTAAGAAGGAAGAACATTCAAGTTTTGAAGGTGGATATACTGACAAAACTGAATGGGAGTTTCAGTTTGCGTGGGATAGACAGGCTACTTTTCTTAATGCACAGAGCAGGGCTATGTCAGAGCTAAGAAACCTAATAAAACAATATGATGAAACTCTTCATAAAAATTGGGATTTAGCAACAGATGAGCAGAAAGCTAGGATTGAAAAGTTAAAAATAGATATAGAAAATACAAAAGGCAATAATACAGGTGATGAACAAGTGGTGATTGTAGATGACATATAAGCTATCAGAAGTAATCATCCCCAAGTTCCATAGCTTTCATAAAGCATATAAAGAAAATTACCTTCATTATGTTTTAAAGGGTGGAAGAAACTCAGCTAAATCATCCACTTATTCTGAGGAATTAATATTGGATTTAATGAAGTATAAAATAAATGCTCTAGTTGTTAGACGAGTTGCAAATACTCTTAGAACTTCTGTATATGAGCAATTATTATGGGCAATAGATACTTTGAATGTAGGACACCTTTGGAAGGAAAATAAAAGCCTTTTGGAACTAGAATATCTTCCATGGAAAAATAAAATACTTTTCAGAGGCGCTGATGATCCGCAAAAGATTAAATCTATCAAAACAAGCAAGTATCCTATAGCAAGGCTGTGGTTTGAAGAGGTCGCAGAGTTCAAGACAGAAGAAGAGGTACAGACTATAGTTGATTCTATAGTCAGAGCAGAGCTTCCAGATGGACTAAATTATAAAATAGTTTATTCTTATAATCCACCTAAAAGAAAGCAGCACTGGTTAAATAAAAAATATGAAACACAGTTTATACCTGCTAATACTTATGTTCATCACTCCTGTTATTTAGATAATCCTTATGTTTCAAAAGCTTTCATGGAAGAAGCTGAGAACATGAAAAAGAAAAATGTTTTTAAATATAGGTGGAATTACTTAGGTGAACCTATAGGTAGTGGAATTGTGCCATTTGATAACTTAGAATTTAGGACTATAACTGATGAAGAAATTAAAAGCTTTGATAACATTAGACAAGGCCTTGACTGGGGATATGGAGTTGACCCAGTAGCATTTGTAAGATGGCACTATGATAAGACTAGAAGGAAACTATATGCTTTAGATGAAGTGTATGGGGTTAAAATGTCCAATAGAATATTAGCAGATAAGATAAAAGCTAGAAAGTACAATGGATTTTTAACAATAGCAGATAGTGCTGAACCTAAATCAGTTGCAGAACTAAAGTCTTATGGTATTAGAATTAAAAGTGCTAAAAAAGGTGCTGGAAGTGTGGAATATGGAGAAAAGTGGCTTGATGATTTAGAAGCTATAGTAATAGATCCAAAGAGAACTCCAAACATAGCAAAGGAATTTGAAAATATAGATTATGATGTCGACAAAGATGGTAACCCATTAACTAGGTTAGTAGATAAAGATAACCACACTATAGATGCAACAAGATATTCGTGTGAAGATGATATGAGCAACAGTGGGGTACAGGTATTCAAATAAGGAGGTGAGACTATGTTTTTTAATTTTAGGCCTAAAGTTCCAGCACTTACCCAGGAAGAGATTATAAAAGAATTCATAGATGAGTTTAATAAGTCAGATAAAAGAAAAAATATGATAATAGGTGAAGCTTACTATGAAAATGAGAATGACATAAACACAAGGGAAAGATACTGCTATGTAGATAAACAAAAGATGATAGATCCTACAAAAGTGAATAATAAATTAAGTCATTCATTTATGAAGCTGCTAGTGGATGAAAAGATAGGGTACTTGTTAGGAAACTCTCCTGGTTATACCTCACTAAATGATAGCTTTGAAGATAAACTTAACGAGGTACTGGACAGTGACTTTGACGATATACTCAATGAGGTTGGTGTTGAAGCAAGTAATAAAGGTATTGCATGGCTGCAGGTATACATTGATGATGACCAGGAATTAAAATTTAAATTAATTCCAAGTGAGCAGATAGTACCCTTGTGGTATGATACAGCCCATACAAAATTACAGGCAGTAATAAGGTATTACTATATAACGGCATATGAAGGTAAAAATAAAAAAGATGTGCTTAAAGTAGAATACTGGGATGATAAAACCGTGATGTATTATAGCGATTATAATGGCAAATTAATTCCTGATGTAGAATCAAATGAAACTACTGAACCAATAGGACATTACCTGAAAGATAATGAGCAATTTGGCTGGGGAAAGGTTCCTTTTATAGCTATTAAAAATAATAGTAAAGAACTGAATGATTTAACTTTTGTAAAGAACCTAATAGATGATTATGATATAAACACATCAGATACATCTAACAATCTTGCAGAGATACAATCCCTTATTTATGTGGTGAAGAATTATGCTGGACAAGACATTGGAGAGTTTATGCAGGACTTACGATACTACAAGGCCATAAAAGTTGAAGGTGATGGTGGAGTTGATTCGCTACATGCTGACCTAAATGTTGAAGCTGTAGAAAAGCACCTAGATAGATTAAAAAAAGATATATATCAGTTTGGCCAGGGAGTGAATATGGATACTGACCGTTTTGGAGCTAATCCTAGTGGTGTAGCTCTTAAATTTTTATATAGCGGTTTGGATCTTAAGTGTAATAACTTTGAAAGAAAACTTAAAAAAGCTTATAAGGAAATATTTTGGTTTGTAGCAGAATATTTAAAACTTATGCGACAGGGAAACTTTAATTATAAAGAGGCTAAAGTACAGTTTAATAGAAATATGATTACAAATGAAACAGAAGTAATTCAAAATTGCCAAAACAGCACTGGAATAATAAGTAATAAAACAGTAAGAGAACACCACCCTTGGATAAATGATGTGGCAGAGGAAGAACAGAGACTTGAACAGGAGCATGATTCTTTAGATTATAATCTTCCACACAATAAACCAGGTGATGTAAATGAATAATATTGATTACTGGAAGAAAAGAGAAGAAGCTAAAGTAAGTAAGCAATTTGAGAAAGCGGATTTATTAGAAAAAGAATTAAAAGAACAGTATGAAATAGCTCTGGAAGAAATAAATAAAAAAATAACTTACTTCTATGAAAAATATGCTAAAGATAATGACATGACCTATAAAGAAGCCACAATGTTCCTAAACGGCAAAGAATACTCCAGGTGGAGGAAAACACTTGAAGGGTATATAAATGACATAGAGTATTCAGAGGATGAATTATTACAGTTAGAGCTTAATACTTTAGCAATGAAAAGCCGTGTTAGAAGGATAGAGGCATTAAAAACTGATGTTAGTATTGAACTCCATAAATTATATAAAAAGCAAAATGAGACTGTTACAGGTGTGTTAACAGATATAGCAAAAGGAACTTATTATGAAACAATATATCAAGTACAAGTTTTTGAAGGAATAG